AAATTCTAATTATTATCTCCATTGAATAGAATTTCACCAACTATTGTCTGATATCTTGTCCTGGGGGCAATTTTATTCAGTGCCCTAACTTTGAAATAGGTGCGAGTAATAAGTAGCCGCCGTCCAGGAGAAGTTGCTTACAATATGGTTGATGAAGGTAGATATATGACATGGAAAGATGCAACTCATAATAAGTTGATGACCGACCGATGGGCACGCGTATCAAGCGTCCAGGCGACCATTAACCAGGCTTTGAGCCTCGATCTGTCTAAAGCCGCAAGCTTACCTGTTATTAAGGCCAATTTTAGTAGTCTCGGTGCTAATTGGTCTGAAGATGGTGATGTGTTTGTGGCACCTATGGTTCGGTTTCCAGTTACCCTCAATCAATTTGGTGCATTGGTTTTGTGGCTCAACTTATCTGACCCTGCTTTCGCTATTCTTATGACGAAAGTTTTTACGTTGACTAATGCCGGTGGAGCCGACAATGCCTCCGCCAGTTCACGTCGTGAAGTTGTGGCTGGGAGCCGACCCGAAACTTCTGGTAAGTCTGTAGGTACCGATGAGAGTGGCAGTTATACTTTGACCACCACTTTACAAGCTTTTAATCAAGCTATCCGCTTACCTGAGGTTCTGTGGACTCGTGATAAGTTTGAACGGGAGTGGAATCTGCCATGGACCCCTACTAGGGGTGTTACTCCTGCCGTTCCACGCACCAATTAGCAATTAAATGCTGCTCGAACTATGGCACATATTCGAGCAGCATTAAAGGCGCGTCTGTATCCTGGTGACAGTATTGAGTGGGTTGGATGGGTGCATAGTTACCCCCCTCCACCATATGATGGGTACGATGTTCCGTCTTTAGATATTATTAATGAGAAACTTGCTGCTGATGATGTTGGTGGTTTGGTGTTACCTACACCTGATATTCCTGGTGGTCCCAATTTTGAGGTCTCCGAGGATATTGAGCAAACTGGTCGGAATGGTTTGTGGTTGATGGTCGGGTTGCTATTAGCTGCCTTGGCTGTTGGTGTTGGGACTGCTGCCTACCATCGTCGCAAGTTGCGTAGTAGGTTAGTTGAACTAAAGAGTCTATGGTTTTCTAGGGGTTCTGGTGGCGGCGGTGATTTCACTGTTGAGTTACCAACTAGAACTACTGATGCCTTTAGTTTAGGTACCACTATTTCTGAACATGCTCCACCTCCTGTAGGTACTATGCGTCATCGTTCGACTACGGCGACTGATAGTCATGAGGCCCTTCCTTTTGAAACATGGGTTTATTTAAATCTCTCTCGTGTGTATTTTAGTATCGGGTGTTCTGATCTCTTTTATGCGACTAGAGAATTTGTTACTGTGTTTAATGGGGAGTTTGAGGGTCTTATCGAACTACTTGAGGCGTCTGATGAGGATGATGGTGTTTATACTGATGCTGAGAGTGCTGTCATTGTGGGTACTAGTGCTATTGTTAATGACCACGATCAATTTGATCTCAATACTGTGATTCTTGAAAAGCGCATAAAGTTTAAACGGCTTTCTTTAGAGGAGGCGGAACTTAATCGTCAGGAGTCTATGACCATCGAGTTTGCCGATGAGGAACGTCGTACGCTCATGCATAAGTTAGAAAGCGATAGACTTGAGGCGACGCATAAGGTGAATAAGGCTGCTGCTGATGCTGAGGCAGCTCTATCAGTTGCTGTTCTGGCTGCTAAAGAGGCTCGTACTTATGATGATAAATTGGCTTTTGATAGAGCTTGTAAGGAAAAGGAGCTAAGGCTAAGAGAGCTTGAGGTTGAGCGTATGCCCGGGAAGACTGAAAGATATATTCACACAGGTATACAAGGTGGTGCTCAACTCGCTGGTGCTTTAGCTGTCGGTAGTATGTTACGAACACGTGGTGTTAGTAATATAACTCCGAGTAATGCTAGTGGTAGTCCTACCGGTATTGGTCGTGTTCGTAGTGCTTCTCAGCCCGTACCCACTAGTTTGTCTGGTGGTTCTGTTCAGGGGGCTAATAATAATAATAGTGTTGGCAGTGTTAGTTCAGGAAGTAGGGTAGAGTCGTTAGGGTATAATTCGGCTATTCGCAATCATAACACCTTTTGGTCCAAACTTCGTATTGGAAGTGAATGGCGCCAGAACAGCATAAGCAGAATGCAAGCGAGACCGCTAGCGGGCGGCGGAATTCCTCCGTCCGCTCCCGCGGTATGAGTAAGGATGACTGGTCTGTCACCCACCCAGATGATGTTTTCTCTATTATTGAGAAAACATTGGTGGAGGATGGGTACAAATGGCATGGGGTAAAACCCGGTCATTGCGATTGGGATAAGCTAGAGCAGTCTGGTGCTATTAAGAATTTTAAAGGTACTTTAGAAGGCGAGGTCGATAGTAGTTGTTCATTAACATGTAACGCCGCGGCAATTAAGTTGGATATAGTAGAAAGATTAGACGTGTCTTCTGACTGGTCCGCTCGGGTAGGCATTGTGTTAGGTGCGCCTGGTGTTGGGAAATCGACTTCAATTAAGCACATCTTGGACACTTATGGTTCTCGTTATAAAATGGTGTTATGTTTACCAGTCAAACAGTTACTCGACGGGGTGTTTTCGGGTAGAATGGACACTTTTCTGATTGATGACATATTTAGTCGCTCTGTAGACTATGGTAAGTACCACACTATGTTAGTAGACGAGATCACTCGCGTTCATATGTGTGAGGTCCTGGTGTTGGCTGGTTATTTAGGCATTAAAAATGTTATATGTTTCGGCGACCCTGCACAAGGTATTAACTTTAAGGCAGGGTCTGCTGTTAACTATAACTTTCCTGTTATTGCTGAGTGCTACTCTAGTCGTAGGTTCGGGGTTGCCACGGCTGATCTCATAAACTCCTGCAATGGTGGTGGGAAATCAGTTGTTGGTAATAACGATGTTAAAGACAACTGGACATTTGAAGAATTGTGCGGTAAAATCGAGGAAATGTCCACTGTGCTTGTTGCAACACACGCCACAAAGGAGTTCTTAGCTGATGATGGCATTGAAGCTGTATATTACGAAGATGCACAAGGTATGACTTATGATGTGGTTACCATTGTGCTTAAGGATGAGTTTGACGACGATGCCATCTGTGATAGCAATGTGAGAGCTGTGTTGTTAACTAGGGCTAGAAAAGGCGGTTTACTTAAGGTTGATCCTAATATTGCGGCCAGGTTTAAAAATGGTGATTTTAATTCACGTGGAGTTAGTAAGGCTTGCACAGGTGATACCTTTTGCGAGGATAGATAATGTCTAGAGAAATAACGGCCCGTGCTAATAAGAATGTGCCTATTGTTGTTGGTGTTTGTGTTGTTGCTTTCTTTGTATTGCTGGCTTTCATGCAACAAAAACATAAGACGCACTCTGGTGGCGATTACGGGGTTCCAACTTTTTCGAACGGTGGAAAGTATAGGGATGGGACTAGGTCTGCGGACTTTAATAGTAATAATCATCGTGCTTATGGCTGTGGAGGTTCTAAATCTAGTGTGACTGGCAAGGTTGGGCAGCAGCTGCTTGTGCTTGCCCTAGTAGTAGCTGTCTTTGTTTTGTTCATGCGTGGTTGCTGGTCCTCTCCTGAGCATATTTGCAATGGTTCTTGTGGTTAAGGTTGATTTTTCTACTATAGTTTTGTATATAGTTGCTGGTGTTGTAGTTGTGAGTGTGCTGTACTCACCATTCTTTAGTAATGAAGTGAAGGCTGGCGGTTATGCCGGTGCCATTTTTCCAAATGGGGGTTGCATTATGGATAGGAATTCGTTTGCACAGTTTGGTGGTTGTGATATCCCAAAATATGTGGCTGATTCTATCTCTCGTGTGGCCATCAAGGAATTAGACGCCGATATAAAAGCCGACTTGAATAGTGTTGTTGCTAAAAGAGTAGTGTTGTACGAAGGTTTGGCACAGTTATGTTATAGGGTTTTCTCTTGGTTGGTGTGTTTGTTCATGGTGTGTTTAATGTTGTTTGTGTGGTTTTGGTATCATAGTTAATTAGGTGAACGCATCTTATTATTAGTAATGGAGAAAAGTAATAGCATAGGGGTGTATGTTAAGGACCCTATCACAAATGATTGTAGGTTGTTTAGCGTTAAATGTGGCAACTGGTGCTTATTCACAAATCATGTTTTTGTGACTTACCGTGGAAAGAACGATGATGAGAAAGTCGTTAAAGACACGTGTAGGTTGCATTTTCACGTAAAATGTGTATCTTGCTCCAGTAAAGTCACTTTTAAAGCGAACAACAGAGATCATCTGGAATGGTTGTCTAAAGGTTTCGTTCGTGTTAATAGAAATTTTTCTATTGTAGGTGCTTGTAGTAAGTGCCGCGGTGTGTTTGATAGTTGTGCGCAGCAAGATGAGTTGGACAACAATGTTGTCTAACTCTTTAAAGAGACTGTTGTATATATAATAATCAGGGCCATGCCACAGGCCTCCCATTGGGTTGTTCCGAGGGTTGTTGTGGTGATATAAATGATATTATTAATAATAATAATAGTGTCATCGGTAATATATTATTGTTACTGGTGTTAAGGTTGTAATGTACTGACCGGGTGTGAATTGTACCGGTCCTTGTAGGGTTTATTTTCAGTTTATTG